ACTCAAGATTAAAGTCAGACATACATACTATTAATGATGCTCTTGGAATCGTAGGAAAACTACGTGGTGTTTCTTATAAATGGTTAAGAGATGGCAAAGCTGATATTGGTGTTATTGCACAAGAAGTAGAAGAAGTAATACCTGAAATAGTAAAAACAAAATCTTCTCTAGGTCTTGATGGTCCAGAAGAAATTAAAACTGTTGACTACGGAAAACTTGTAGGCGTACTTATAAACGCAATTAATGAACTTAAAGCTGAATTAGACGAGCACAAGAAAGGAGGTAAATAATGGCATTACAAGGTTCAGGCGAAATAAAAATCACTGAAATTGTTGCTGAGTTTGGGGGCACAGTCCCCCACTCTTTATCTGAATATTATAGAAATGGTGGGCAAGTTCCCGGGAATAATACAGGCGTTTCAACGTCTGGAGAAATTTCCATGGCTATGTTCTATAACGCAGTGAATGAAATACAAATAACACTTTCTTCTAGCACTACTAACTATCAACTATCAAACGCATTTGGTTCTAACTGGTCTACTGCTGTTCCTAAACGATTAACTATTAATAGTGGTGTAACAGTTGGTAGTTCAACTACAACTGCTGCCATGACTATCGAAGGTTCTATGGGTGGTACATTAATTGTCCATAACACTGGAACTATCGTTGGTAAAGGTGGAGCTGGTAGCTCATCTGGAGCTGGCGGTATCGGGTATAATGCAGTTAAAGCGGATCAAAACGGAAATATAACTTTCTACAATAACTCTGGTGGAAATATCTACGGAGGAGGCGGCGGCGGTGGTCGCGGCGGAAACGGAGGACAAGGTGGTAAAGGTGGTACTGGAGGTAGAGGCGGACATGGTCAATACACCCAGCAAACTGGAACTATGGACTGGACTGGAAATGGAAACGCTTCAAACACTAACCCCGGTATTTCATGTCAGGGTGTACAACACGTAACGTTTAGTGGATCAGTAAACCAACCATTTACCAGAGCTAAATCACAATCTAACCGACATTATTTCTGTCAAGTATGTGGAGGTGGTCATTACTTCGCACAAGGTGGATCCGCAAATAACGCTAGATCCAGAAAAGGAAAAGTACAATTTTCCGGAAGAACTAACTGTGCTAGAACTATGCAACAAACTGGTGCCAATGGTGGTAGCGGTGGAAACGGTGGAGGCGGCGGTAACGGAGGAGCCGGAGGTAATGGTGCTGGCTATCAACAATCCTTACAAGCTGGTTCATCAGGAGCTAATGGTTCAGGCGGTCAAGCAGGATCCAACGGTGGCAGTAATGGTAATGGTTCTGGACAAGGTGGTAAAGGTGGTACTGGCGGTACTGGCGGAAAAGGTGGAACTGGAGGCACAGGCGGAAACTACGGTCTACAAGGAAGCCAAGGTGCTACAGGAAACACAGGTTCTACAGGAGCCACAGGAAACTCAGGATCTAACGGAAATAGAACCAATGGTGTAGGTGGTTCTGGCGGACAAAGCGGTTCTGGTGGAGCTGGCGGTTCTGGCGGAGGCGCAGCCGGTTACTACATACAAAACCGTCATTACATGACATTTCACAATTCAGGCACAGTTGCCGGACAATAACTATGAAATTTAAAATTACAGAAATGTCTACTGTCGAAATGAGGGTAGACTACGACGATGGTACATGGGCAGTAATCCCATCAGAACCCGGAGAAGCTAAAGAGTATTATCTAAAAGCTATAAAAGATTATCAACCTAAACCAGACAATCCTGTTGCTATAGCAGATCATCCTATGAAGATAGGTGATGAAGGAGTTGTAGGTGAGGGATATACTGTAGAAACAGAAGCACCAAGTGAATGGGATTATGGTGCAGCTAGAATGTTTTGTTACCCAACAATACAAAGGCAATTAGAAGCTTTATACGATACAAGAAAAGGAAGCAACACTAAGCAAGAAGCTATAGATGCTCATATAGAAATTGTAAAAGCTAAATTTCCTGTAGACAGCACCATTTATACATCAACTCAGATAGACGCAGCTTTAACTGAATTGAAGAAAGATGCTAAATGGACAGACGACTAGAAAGAATGGAAATTTGTAAAGGGTGTAATTTTTTTACAAAGCACAAATTCTGCAAATTATGTGGATGCTATATGCCTGTTAAAACAGCAATACCTTTTATGAAATGTCCAGCGAAAAAATGGTAGAAGCATTATCTCTGCCGTACCCTGTATTACCTACTGCTCCTCTTATACCGAGAGTAACTTTAGATATACCTACAGCAGAGATACCATACTACAAACCAATGGTGGTTCCTCCTAGTGATTTAAAACCACCTCCCGGTGTGAAAACAGATACAGAAGAAGATGAAGCACCTACTGGTATAAGAGAGGTAAATATACCAATTATTGATAAAACAATACCTTTACCAGAAAACGATATATTAATTACTGCATCCACTACAGCAGTAGTTTCCGTAGCAGCCACCCTTACAGCTACAGCAGCCTTTAAATGGGTTGTAACAGCATTGAAACCAATACTTAAAACGGCATGGAAGAAATTAAGCCAGAAGAAAAAAAAGGTTTCCTAAAAAAGCTCAAAGAAAATGTAGATGACCATGAAGAACAAATGGCAGTACTTGGTGCAGCCGTTCGTCTTGGAGTTGTCATATGGAGTGGATTCATAATCACTCTTAATTATGTTGAGCTACCTATGGTCAAGAAGTCAAATACTTCAGCCGATATCACGTTCGTCGCCTCGATTTTTACGGGTGCGCTGGCAACTTTCGGGCTGTCTACGGGCAATGGTAAGAAGAATGGAAACGGTAACGGAACTACAACAACAAAACCAAAAACATGAAGAAATGGATTCTTCTCTTAGCACTGTTGTCACCCGCAGTAGCGAGAGCAAACACAATTACTCCTCAGTTCACACAAGGGAGTATGAACTCAACGACAACAACTACCCAAACAATTTCGGAGACAATATCTCAAGAAGTTTATGGAGCCGAGGTAAAGACTTGGTCTGGAACAAATGTAACTCCATCTGGAGACATCTCAGACACAGCAACAACTTGGAGCTTAAACACAGCAGGGGCAGACTTTCAGTTAGAGATAACAGAAAGATCAGCAGGATTGATCGAAACAATCGACACAATTCGCACTATAGATACAGACTCCACTACTACTTCTTACTCAGTCTTCTCACAGTAAGTCCAGCTTACGCGGATACAGATCCAGAAACTAATAACGTCAGTAACCCAATCGCAGCCGCGACGGGCAATGTCACAAATCAGGCGGTGCAATTTCAGAACAATGGAGCACCGTCTAGACAACAATATGGTCCAAGTATTAGTTGTAATGGATCTACTATGACCTTCTCACCGTTCTATATGGGCAACCATACAAAACCGTGGGAAATGAATGAAGATTTAGGAATGAATCCTAGTAGCTATACAATTGCCGAAAATTGGGGGTTCCAAGTTAATTTTATGGTACCTCTTGATAAAGAAGGTTTAAAGCAATGCAAAAGTATAGCTGCTAGACAAGAAGAAAAAATGAGGCTCGACTACGAGCTTACCCGTGCATTGAAATGTGCACAATTACAAAAATCAGGGTTCACCCTGTTACCGAAGTCACGTGTATATCACATGTGTTCTGACGTAGTACCAATATCACAAGTAAACAACAATGTTAGCAATCCTTAAACCATTCGTACTATCTGCACTTAAGACACCAAAATTTAAGAATTTTGTGGTTGAACTACTAGAAAAGCTAGTAGAGCAGAGTGATAACCAGTTAGACGATAAAGCATTAGCAATAGTCAAGAAAGGTCTAGGACTATGAAAAAAGGTCTCTACGCAAATATCCACGCTAAGAGACTGAGAATTAGAAAAGGCTCTGGCGAGACAATGCGGAAGCCCGGAAGTAAAGGCGCACCAACCGCAGCAAATTTTAAAAGATCAGCTAAAACAGCAAAGAAATACTGATGAAAAAGAAAGCAACCGAAGATCAATTTAACGAGTTGCATAATCTAGTTACTAAAGAGTTTCTCACCCGTTTAAAAACAGGTGAAGCAACTACACAAGATTTAAAAGCAGCTTGTGATTGGTTAAAAGCTAATGATATTAGCGGTGTTGCTTACAACGGAAATCCTTTAGAAAAGTTAGCAAAAGTTATGCCAACTATTGATCCAGAATTAGTACAGGAAAAGCTCTATGGGCGAAACGGCTAAATACTACCAAAAGAATAGAGCCGCCAGATTAAGGCGTCTTAAACAGCAAAGACAATATAACAAAACAAAAAAGGGATTAGCTCTACGTGTTAATGCAAATCGACTTAATAGACAACTTGGAACCTACGGGAATGGTGACGGCAAAGATGCTGCTCACTACAAAGGGAGTACCACAAAAGGAAGACTCCAAACTCCATCTACTAATAGAAAAAGCCGACTCAAAATACGTAAATGACCCCTCTACTACCTAGTCCAAAACATTACTTACAAAACCTAATAACCATGACAAGTTCAGATTCTAAACGGCTCTGGAGAAGAGCTGTAAAAGAGCACTTCAAATGTACATGTGTTTATTGCGGAGAAACTTATGAATTTAAAGAACTTACACTCGATCATGTTCAGCCTCGTTCAAAAGGTGGACAAGATCTTACATCAAATGTGGTGTGCGCTTGCAGGAAATGCAATCAAGACAAAGGTAGTAGCCATTGGCTCGGATGGATGCGAAAAGTATTTGGAATACAGCCATTACGAGAACTAATTATTCATCAACACATTATTAAAGGATAAACATGGGAAGAACAAAAGAAACATGGAGACACAAATTTAATGCTTTAAAAAAACCCGGTAAAGAATACACATCAGTACAGCTAAAAGCATTAGAGCGTAAAGCTAAAGGTTTGACTATTTCTGACGTTAAAGCTGCTAATACCAAATCTATGAAAGATAAAGCTAGAGAGAGAAACAAGAAATTTAACGAAAAGAAAGAGTTTAACAAGAAACTCAAAATAGCTAAAAACAAGGGAAACAAATTACTAGGTCCCGGAAAAAGCACAACCGGTAAAGCAGTAGAAAAAAAGAAGTGGTGGCAACCATCAAATAAAGGAAGTAAAGGAAGAAGCAGATAGGAAGGTAAACAATAGCCGCCCCGCAAGGGGCTTTTTTAATGCTCGACGATATTTTAAGGCGTTCGATAAAGAACGCTACGACGTCTGGTGGCGAGAAAGCCATGAAAGAAAGCGTCACAAAATCGCTTGCTAAAAATGCTGCTACTGCAAAACCAGAAGTACTTATAGAGGCAGGCGTAGCCGAAACGGTTATACCGCCATCTCGAAACTATGTTCAACAACA